CCCAACTACCCCACCACAACAAAAAAAAAAAAAAAAAAAAAGGGGGGGGGGGGGGGGGGGAATCCCGACCTCGCAGGATTCACTCCTCGCCAACTCATTGAAGAGTTAAGGGCGAGGGGCTATAAAGGAAAGTTAATTTACACAAAGGAAATTACGCTATAACCAAAAACCAAGAGCAATGAGTAATAAAAAGCAATTTCAAAAGTGGTTTACCTACTTCGACTTTATTCCTCCGTGTCCCGGCTCGAAAGGCCAGTGGCAGGGGAAGGAAGATACAGATGCGCAGACTCCTATTTGTGCTGTACCTGACCCTATCGGTGGCGAACGGGATTCAGATGGTCTTAATCCGAGACAGCGAGCAAATGCAAGACTTATCGCGGCGGCTCCCGAACTTCTTGAAATGGTAATCCGACTTGAACCGCGCGGCACACAGAAGGATAAATTCGACATAGGAGCACTTGTCGCAAGGATTGAAGGTCACATTTAAGTCGGCTCAATATGGACTCAATAATCGAAAAGGCAAGAAAAGTCCTTGCGCTCGTAGAGCAAGGGGTGGAGGGAGAAGCACAAGCGGCCAAATTCGCTCTTGAAGCTCTCCTCAAGAAACATGGCTTAACCATCGAAGACCTCAAGAATGAAAAACGCGAACGCCGTGAGTTTTCGATAAAAAGCCGCAACGAAATATTGATATTCAATCACTGCATTATCAATATGTTCGGCCATAGTAGCTCAGTTTGGGGTAGAACCTATACATACAAAAGGGATTATCGGCATGTATACGCCGAAATGACTGACATCGAATATCTCGACTTCAAGCCTTTTTTTGAATTTCACATTAAACAGTTCAGAAAAGAACTCAAAAAGATGATTGCGGCAACGAAGACCGCCTATATAAATCGGCAGAACCTTTTCGACCCCAATTCTTCCGAAAAAGAAGATGACAGGAAGACAAGCAATATAGACATGCAGGAACTTTATCGAATCATTCAAATTATGGATTCTATGGAATCTGCATCATATCACAAGATACTATCCGAGTAACCATGAAAGAGAAGAAAGCATACCGAGTAACCATCGAGTTAGCAAATGATGAGTTCATCGTTTCGGCTTCCACCAAAGCAGAGGCACGCCAGAAGGCTATTGCTCGATTGGACAGAAAAAAGGCTTCATCCTATATACGAAAAAGCTGGCCCGACAATCGCAAACAAATTGACGTAGACGAGATATGAATATTCTGAAACTCACCTTGCGCCGAAAATGGTTCGATATGATACTGCGAGGAGAAAAGAAGGAAGAGTATCGAGAAATCAAAGTTTCATGGACTCGTCGGCTCATGCATTCCAACGACATAGATTCAGTCTATTGCCCTGAATATTGGAATGATGCGACGGAAGCCATGCTCAACGACACGGTTGAACAAGACCACTTTGATATTTATTTCAGAGAGTTCGATGCGATTGAATTTTATCGCGGTGCACCCTATTTCGGTCAAGAACTGCCGCGAATGCTGATTGAATGTCAGAATATATCTACCGGATTTGGCCGGCCGGAACACGGCGCTCCGTCTGATTGCCGGGTTTACATCCTAAAACTCGGACACATTATTGAAACCCACAACTGCGATGACTTACAAATAAACTGATATATGGAATTAAACGAATATCAATATCAGGCAATGACGACCTGTACGGAAAGTAGCCAGAACTTCAGCTACATGATGCTGAATCTTGTAGGGGAGGTTGGCGAACTGGCAAGCAAGGTGGCGAAAGCTATTCGCAAAAATGAAACTGCGTTGAGTTGTGATAACAACCTGCATTGGGCTGGCCCTCATCCAGACCTTTCAGACCTCCGTAAAGAGGCTGGAGACATCCTCTGGCAATTGGCTGGTGTCTGCTCTGTCATGGGCTGGAAGTTGGAGGACATCGCGCAAATGAATCTTTCCAAACTGAAATCCCGCAAAGAACGAGGTGTAATCGTCGGAGACGGCGACAATCGGTAGAATTAAAACAGAACCAATGAAAACAATGTTATACGAATTTATCACCATAAGCGACCCGATTACTTTTCGGGCATCGAATAACTCAATCGCATTCGTCGTAGCAACTGCACTCGGACAAGGAAAGGCAGGATGCGAGAATCGCGATACCGGAGAAAGTATAGATAGCATGACAGCCTTCATGCCTGATAATAAAAGGCAGGAGGTTTATCGAAATTATTGCGGCGAGGATGTGAAAGAGTTTGTCATTGAACATGCCCAAGAAATCGCAGATGCCTACAAGAGTTCCGCATACGGCTCTGTAAGTGAACGTCGTACCTACGATGCGGCAATAGCCGCGATTACCGACCCAAAGAAACTTGAGGAGTTCAAGACGGTACACGAAGACCAGAATCGAACCAGCTTGAGTCGATGGGTTGATTTCGCATGGAAGCAAGGTGAGGCAATTCAGCGGAAAATAGACGCAGACAAACAAGTTTAACCTAAATAACAACCGATTATGAAAACAATTTGCATCATCATTTCCGTACTGGTGGCCGTGGCCGCAATCTATTGTTGGATGAAGCTCCGCAAGTGGACTATCACCTTCGATGCTTCGTGCATTACCGAAGAGCGCCAGAATATCCCATCGACCAAAAAACCGAATAACCTCCCGGCCCGCGACGCAAAGGGGCGCTTCGTAAAACGCAAGTAACAATGAGCTATGTAGAATCCTATACCCAGCAAGCGTGCGTCGCATGGTTCAATGCGAAATATCCATCCCTTTCCGGAATGTTATTCGCAGTCCCGAACGATGGTAAAAGAGCAATGAAAATGATTCGTACCAGCACGGGCTATAAAACCATCTGTGTCGGTGGAAGCCGCAAGAAGGCGGAAGGTTTGGTCGCTGGTGTGTCAGACTTAATTCTCCTTGTCCCTCGCGGAGGGTTCGGCGCACTTTGCATTGAACTCAAAACGCCAAAGGGCCGCCAATCTGCCGCCCAAAAGGAATGGCAACGAAAAGCGGAAATGGCTGGTAATAAGTATATCATCTGCCGAGACGTTGAAACCTTTTCAGAAGAGATAAAAAAATACCTCGATAAGTAGGTATAATATCCCTATTATTTTGTAACTTTACACAATAAATCAATACTTTATGAAAATTTACACGTCATACTTCGCGAAAGCGGCCATACTCCGAAAAGCTGGCATTGTACCTATCGGTGTAGCACTCTGGCCGCCACGCTTTTTCCGAGGTATTTCCATGAAGCAGGTGGCCCCGCGACGCTATATGCTCGACGACCGTCTGACCGACGAAGAATATATCAGGATGTATCGTAACGATGTACTACGATTGGTAGACGCTCGGTCTTTCATCCAAGACCTTGAACGGGCGAGCCGAGGAATGGACGTCGCTCTGTGCTGTTTCGAGAAGCCGGGTGACTTCTGCCACCGACACATCCTCGCCAAGTGGCTCAACGAACAGACCGGCATTGAGGTTTCGGAGTTCGGAGTAGCCGAGTCGAGGCAAGAAACCCTGAAACCTGAACAACAAAGCCTTTTCTAACGATGGAAATAACAGCGCAACTGAAATTCAGAGAGCTTCGGACGGACGACCTTTCGGGAATCCTCGCATCCGAGCAGGAGCACTTGACCGAACCCAATATTTGTCTGCGGTCGGTCAAGGAGGACGTCGTAAAGAGTCTCCATTCGGGTATGAGTTTCGGAGCGTTTTTGAACGACGTGCCGATTGCTTACAATCTCTGCTACGGCAATGAGTATTGCATCGGGTTCGTCGAAAAGTGTTTCGTTCATCCATCCTACCGAGGTCGCGGCCTTCAGTCTACACTACTGATGATGAATATGGCCGCAATGATGAAGCAAGGCATCATCGCCGCCTATGCGCTGACATCGCCGAACAACCCGTGGAGCCTCCGAAACTTCAAAGCACGAGGATTCGAGGTCGTTGGCAAAACTGAAATTGAGGGTTACAAACGATTGATTTTGAGAAATGGTAATTAAGATTGACAGAAAGGCGATAGCCTTCAATATCAATAAGGCAGAAAAGATTGCAGGCGGCATCCCTGTCTCCATCATGCTCAAGAAGTTCTATGAGTATATAGCTGATATTGAGTGCGTGAAGACGCTGAAACTCTACTCGCAAGGTCTCGCAAACACCGTATGCTACACACTTCATTCGGCAGGTTCTCGGCACTCCGGAGCCGTAATAGCCGACTTCGACGATTTCCGAGAGTGTTACCATGTTTGCGACATTCGTGAGTTCTACATACCGCTCAATGCAGATGATGACCGCGAGGGTCTTGGCATTCGTCGTATCGAACGTCTGGCCAGCCGAATCCGCAAATACGCCAGCGACGTGAAACTTTACATGATGATTACGTCGGGATGCTTGAACGACCATCACCCCGGACTGCCTCGAATCGAAAATGAGTGGGTGTTATGGGCTTACTATCTTTTCGACGGAGTAAGCGTCGGCGGTAGCTTCTATCTTGCCGAGTTGGATTCATACATGAGAGAGACGGAGCGGCATCGGAGTTCCCAGCCTCCGATTTTCATCACGGACGTCCGCATCGGGGAATACGCCTTATTTGGCACGATACCCTTCTGCGATAAAAAGCACTTGTTTGGCCGCAATGCTATCACCATAGAATCGGAGGTTATCGGAGTGTACCCCGAACGCCGGCAGATAGTAGTCCGCGGCGGCTACTCCGAAATCGACACCGACCAATGCACGCTGTTGTCCGGCGGCCTCTCTTTCTCGGATATTTCGAGCGAGTACACCATCTACAACGACCCCTTCCTGCGCTACAAACGAGGTGACAAGGTGGAGGTCGTACCTAACTATAAATCATTAGTGAAACTTCAAAATGTGGCACGAGAATATACGAAATAGGACATTCGGATTCGAGCTGGAGTTTGCTGATGCGGACAAGCTGTTGCTTTCGTTGCCGGCTGGTTATAAGTGGACGGACAACAAGCTGACGATGATGAATAATTCGGACGGTTCGGCGGTTACCCACCACGGTCAATACGGCGGAGAAATCAACACCCGCCCGTATCATTACACCGAAGAAGACCTTGCCGAATTGCGCGACTTCATTCAATCGCTCCGAGACGCCGGCGGCTACCTAATGTGGAATGAAGGTTTCGATGCTCACTTCTACGTCAAAGATTTTGACCTTGACGTCATCAAGAGGCTGTTCGCGTTATCCTATTATACCGCGGTTCCCGTGAAAAAGATTTTCGACTTTCCGGAATGGTGGGACACAAAATATCTTGCCCCGACCCCGACTGCGGACGTGGTGAAGCGAGCACTTGCGGCAGATTCTCTTGAAAACTTCCTCAAGGTATTTAGCAATGGTTCCGACCGCGGGCACATCCGCTATTGGCTTAATTGTGTTTCCATTGAGAAAATCGGCACAGTTGAGTTTCGCATCTTCAACTCGTCGTGGAATTTTGAGGAAACGCTTGAAACCATCAAGTTCATGTACTCTTTCGTCGAGTATGCCTACCTCCACGAGGATATGGAAGAGTATAAGACGCTCACCACGGTCGAAAAGTGTATCGCGGCATTTCATATTGACCCGGAGAAGATTCCGCACAGACATAAGCCCCTCCTTTGGGCGGCGGAGCACTCGGACAATATGACAGTCGTAGGTGAAATGTTCAAGAAGTCGAATCGGATGCTGTCTTACATCAAAAAGGCATCTTCAAAATTCGACGTTGTGCGCGTAGTGAACTCCTATTATTTCGACATCGAACAGGTCATTAACCCCCGCGAAATCGTCGTCTATACGAAGGAGTATTTCATTTACCTGCTATTTAAGGCTATCAAGGGTGAAATAAAAGAGCTTACATTCGACGAAGAATATAGCTTCCTCAACATCCAATCTGATAAACCGAGTGAGATTGTTGCAACCCTGCATTTGTTCAATGCCATCAAAAAGCACAAGAAGTCTGACGACATATACCATCAAGGGCTGTACCGGGACTTTGTAGGTAAGTTGGAATACTACACCAAGAAATATAGCAAGAAATACCAGAAACTCGTTGATAATCTATCGGCCAAGAACATTTCGGTCAAGTATTGCGCAGACCTTGAAGACGCGATTCTGGACTGTGGAAGCGACGACCTTGTGATTTATCAATCGGAATTTCTTGCATCCCTTCGGGCGGCCAGTAACGCGATGGAAAAAGCCCTTACCGAGGATTTCGGCATCCAAGAAAGGAAACGAACACATTACGCATCCATCGACGAGGAGCGCGTTAGCTATCTTGCGATTACTCAACATCAATACATGGGCCGCAAGAAGGTTTTTCGCGATGGCCGCACTTGTATCTATTCCAACGCTACTGAAAGTGGTGATAACAGTTTCAGCAAGCGTACCATCGTACCTCTCAAATATCGTCGTCTGCCGGATGATTACCAATTCTCGGACAAAAGCCGGATTCGGTTCATGCGAGCCAGTATGAGTGAAATTGACTACCTCCGAATGATTTACCTGAAGAAAGACATCATCCTCGGTTCAGCTCCGTTCTGCTATCTCTGGTTCATCGACGACTACGTGTTCGGAGCAAGCATGTTCGACTTTATGAAGGTCGATAAGTACGGCACGGACGCCGTGTCCATGAAGAGCGACTTCGTGATAGACCATCCACTCCAGAAATTGAGCAAGTTGCTCATCATGGGGGTTCTCTCAACCGAATACCGCGACGAGTTGTGCATCCGCTTCAAAACGGAGGTAGGCCGCATCTGCACCTCTGTTTTCACTGATAAGCCGGTGTCAATGAAATACCGCGGTGTCTTCGACCTCGACGAACGTGGTATCGGTAAACTCTACTACAATCAGGTGGCCGGCAAACTTGGTACACTTGATTCGATAATGAAGGAATTTCTGAAACGATTTTACAAGAGCAAGTAATATGTTGGAACTGAAAGGAAAATACGGGAAAGACTGCAAGGTTTTTATCGACAATGTAGAGGAGGCCGCGCTTTCAACGATTTACTCCATACTGGACGATGAAGTGTCGGCGAATGTTCCGGTTCGTATCATGCCGGACACCCATGAAGGAGTAGACATCGTTATCGGCTTCACGATGCCGATTTCGGACAGAGTAAATCCGAATCATATAGGCGTCGATATTGGTTGCGGAGTAACCTGTGGGCGCATCCCCAAAATGTCGATGAGCCTTGCGGAAATAGACGAGCGCATCCGAGCTGCTATCCCAATGGGGTTCGCGCATCGTACATCGCTTCATCCATTTGCATCGGAGAACTCGGCGATGGAAGCACTCGCAACCAAAATCGGGCAAGACCCCGAAAATGTCTACCGACAACTCGGAACCCTCGGAGGAGGCAATCATTTCATCGAAATCGGCGAGGCTGATGGGGATTGGTATATCTTCATCCATACCGGTTCACGAAATTTCGGCCTTCAGGTCTGCAAATATCATGCGGCAAAGGCAAAAGCCAATGGGTCGAAATATTTGTTCGGAAACGATATGAAGGAATATTTCGACGATATGATTGTTGCCCAAAGGTTTGCCGGCCAAAACCGATGTGCCATCGTAGCAAGTATCATGGGGGCACTTGGCATCACAGGCGAATATGTCTGCGACACCACACACAACTACATTGATTTCGCGAGGAACATTATCCGTAAGGGTGCGGTCAGGGCAGAAGCAGATGAAACACTTGTTATCCCAATGAATATGCGCGATGGCGTACTGCTCTGCAAAGGCAAGGGAAATCCCGATTGGAATTACTCTGCCCCTCATGGAGCCGGGCGCGTTCTTTCCCGTGCCCAAGCCAAACGACAACTCGATATGGCTAAGTTTGAAAGTCAAATGGAAGGTATCTACTCGACCTCTGTCTGCGATTCAACATTAGACGAAAGCCCGATGGCATACAAGGATATGCAGACCATCATTGACTGCATCGGCGATACGGTCGAGGTAGTTAAAGTCATCAAACCGATTCTCAACATAAAAGCGAAATAGCTATGGGAGAGCAAGAATGGGAAGATTGCCTTCTTTTTATTACTGACCCCGCGACAGGTGAACAACGAGAAATCGGCGCGGTCAAAAATATTGAATGGCCGGAAATTCAAAAAGCATCCGAAGAGAGCATACGTGAGCTATCCAATACCTTTGAAAGATTTGCCGAATCAATCAGACAATGTTCAGAGGTTTTGAGAAATTTTAGTTTTTCAATCAATTTCTCAAGAAATGGCTTCCGACACCATACCTGCATTCGCCCTAAACGAAATCGGTCAAAACGTAAACAACGCCTCACTCGGCTTCAGAGAAGACAACGACGCCAAAAAAGATAATGCCATGAACGCAAAGACAATCAGAAAGAACGCCCGCCAATTCTGCGGATGCCCGAACGCTGGTATTTCTTGCGAAAAAGACTTATGCAAAGGGGCTTGCTGTGTAGCCCGCAAGCGTTATGAAGGTTACATCGCTGGTTATGAATCCTGCCATACACGCCTTCGGAAGTTCGCCAGTCGCGTCTATTCCATTCTTGGCGTAAAAGCACTAAACGGATGCGACGACAAGACGTGGGACAAGTTCTGCAACGGTAACGGAACGGACGTAGGCAATGACATGAACAGTCTTGTAAGAACAGCTCAAAAACTTTCAAAATAGCATGGGACGATTCAAAATTGAAGAGGTTGAGATTTCCAAAATTCGCCTCATTGACAAGAATGCGCGGTACATGGAACAGACCGATTTCCGCGCGTTGGTAGACAACATCAAACGGGATGGCGAACTTTCGTCAGTCCCCTTCTGCGTGAAATACCCTGACGGCCACTTTACCGTGGTTTCTGGTAACCATCGTGTCGAAGCGGCAAAGATGGCTGGTCTTACCATCATTCCGGTCATGTACGTTCTGGAAGAAGACACATCGAATGACGAGATTCGCGCAAAGCAACTTTCCCACAACTCAATTTCCGGCAAGGATGACCCGGAAATCATAAAACAGCTTCTCGACGAAATCCGTGACGTGGCCTTCAAGGAGTACGCCCACATCAGTAATGAAATTCTGGAAGGAGTAAAAGACATCGACTACACCGTGGAAATGCCCAACAACGAAGTCGTGCCCGTAACCCTTATGTTCGTAGACACCAGCAAGGCCGCACTCGACCGCCTTTTGGAAGAACTGGAAGCCTATACTCCAGCGGAGTTGGAGAATACAATCATCATGGACAAGAACTACATGAAGCGGCTGAACGAGGTTACAGCGAAGGTATCGAGCCGATTCAAAATCAAAGCACAGGCGTTGAGTGTGTGCAAAATGGTCGAACTTGTAGACAATATGCTGGATGGCGGACGAGAAAACAACGCGACCGAGTAATGTAGAGAAAGCAGAAGCGAAAAAGTCTCTTACCACCAAACGGAAGAAGAAACTGTTTCTTGAAGCACTCTCTAAAAGGCTGTTGAATGTTTCGGCGGCCTGTAAAGTCGTGGGCATATCTCGCAATACTGTGTATCGTTGGAGGGACGAAGATGACACCTTCAAAAAAGATTGGGACAACGTGGCCGAAGAGTTCTACGACAATATCGAAACGGCCATGTTCTCCAAAGCCACCATCGACAAAGATACCACGATGCTCATTTGGCTGTCGAAGACCAAGATGAAGCACCGCGGGTATGTTGAGAAGACAGAAACCGACCTCACGGTAAATCCTTTCCTCGAATTGATGAAAGCCGCGACCTCCGATGATAAGCCCCAAAAGTAGTTTCGGACAGAGTAAAAAAACTCGCAATTCACTGAAAAATAAATAGTTATCTGTTTGGTCAAATGTTACATTCTTTGTAGATTTACATATCAATAAAAGAACAACAAACAATTAAAAAACAGATAGTTATGACAGCAAGAGAAGTTAAAATCGAAATGCTCAACAAGGCATTGCAGATAATGACTGGCTACCAGTCCGACATTGTTTATGACTTCGAGTCTATTGATGAAATGAAGGATGGCGAATCGGCTTGTTGGTCAATTCGTGAAACCGGAACGCATTTCACGACCGATATGCGTCGGCTTGAAGGCTTGCGCAAAAACACCAAAGTCACCTATGTTATCAACCGTGAGAATGGTGCTTATACCATAACCCTGCCCGATGATTCGCAAAACCGATAAAGCCCTCCGAATGTTCCGTGTAGGTGATTATCACGGTGCATTTTCGATTTTCTCCACCTTTCGGGTGGGATTCACCAGAGAGGAGACAAGAACGCTTCAAATCGCCTCGGAGAGCCTCGGAGGACATGCCGAGTTTTACCAGAGTCTCGGAGTTGATACGAACGCCGAGGTGTCAAAAGCGAAAGAGATAATCAGAACCAAATACCAAGAGCAATGACAAGCAAAGAGAGTTTTGACAAACTTCACGAGATTGAAGTTCGAATGAAGAACTGGGAAACCCTTGAAGAAAGGGACGAGATGGAAAAGGAGCGAGAGCAGGCCATTAAAAACCTTGTCCCGGAGGTTGGATTAAAGTGTACCATCGTTTACTATTCCGACTACCGTGCCGCAACCGTAACACAAGTATTAACTGGCCGCAAGATAGCGGTCAGGTTCAATGCTACAAACTGCGTGGACTACTTTGCCGGCAATTACGACATTTTGCCTGAGTTGGAAGGCGGAGAGAAGATATTTACCAAGCGCAGAAACGGCAAGTGGATAGCAGAAGGTCAGGAATGCCGCGATGGAGTTCGTTTGGCACTTCATTATCAACGGCATTACATCAATCCTGAATACTGATGGGCCGTATGGAAAGCATACTCAAATACCTTGAATCGCGTGCCGCGAGCATCAAGACCAGCATATCGAACGCCGAAGACCGCCTTTTCGACGCCAACCGCGCGGAGACCGAAAGAATCAGCAGGATGGGTTGGGGCTATGGAATGAGGCATAGCAAGCTCAACTTTTCCACCTCGAAGTCGGACAGAATCAAGGAGCGCATCAATAGCTTGAAGGTGAACCTTGATAAGATTCAACGAACGATAGAATTTGTCAAATCAATGAAGTAGCACCATGAGCAAGAAACGATTTTACGCTGTGCCTACAAAGTTTGTATTCAGCGGAACATTCAGAATCAAAGCGGAAAGCCAAGAACAAGCCGAAGAATATGTGCAAAAACATTGTGGTCTTGTGCTTGGCGGAGAAATTCACTCCTCGCTCCCCAACGACGAAGTTGATTGGGAATTTGATGTTCACCCCGAAAAAATCATAGGACATGGCAAGGTTGAACATTGAGCGGATGGAGCGGCTGGAACCGGAGCGCATAGCCCATGCGGTTCGGCGAATTGAGCAACTTGGCTACACAATCACGCTGCGGGATAACAAGAAAATACAGTTCATTCACAAAGGCAAGACCGTTACGTTCTTCCCGTACAGCGGGTGGGCAACCGGCAAAACGATACAGGACGGACGAGGGCTTGACAAACTCATAAAGCAGTTGAAAAATGGACTTGATTGAACAGATTACAACCGTCGCCACTTCTTTGGGATGGCAGGTTACGTCCGATACCTCCGTTCCGAACGTTGTTGAATTCGAGTTTTCCCAATATACGCCGGCAGGACAGGACTTTGATTTCTGTGCAGAAATGAAAGATAACGACCCCGATACCCTCTTGAAAGAAATCGAACAATATTACGAGGGTTATGACCCCGACTATGAAGCCTATCTGTGGATAGGCACGGACGGCCACGGCAAGAACGGTGCTCCGTATCATATCAAGGACATTGTAAGCGATATGGAAGCGGCAGAGGCAATGATAAACACTCTTTACGAAACCTTGAAAACTGCGCTACAATGAAAACTATGGAAGGACGCTTGTTGTACTCGGTTTTTAAGTACAAAGGTTCGACCTATCAAGTCAGCACTACCAAAGTGGCCAACAGGTGTTCAAGGTGTCATGCAACGCCGTGTAAGGAAGAGCGATATAACACGCTTATCAAATACTTCGGCCCATGTCTCGGAGAAGAGCGGTCTGACGGTATAGATGTAATTTTTAGAAAAGTAAAATAATGAAAAATGATTTTGGAATAATCGTATGTATGAGCGCAATAGACGATTGTCAGAACCTCGATGAGTCTTACGGAGAAATATGCGTTCATTGCAATAAGTGTGGACGATTCAATTCTGACAAGCCCCAAAATGAGTTATCCAATGAAGACGAGAACCCTTTACAAAGCTGATGGCGAACGCTTGAATATCGACCGGTTCCCCTGCTTCCATGTAACCGGCAGTATCGCTGGTATGAAAAAGATGTTCTATGGCAAGAATGCCTTGCTGGTACGTTGTGGAAGTTGGATTTACAACGTGTCGAAAGAACCGAGGATTTACTATAAAGCACATTGAGAATGAAACCAACACCATGTTATTGTGGGGAATGTTCTTTCCTCAAAGCCGAAGATAGTTGTGGCTTCGGCTATTGCGAAATCTCCGACAACGAGCGTAGTTGTCGAGACAAATGCGAGTTCGGATTCTACCGAATGACGAGATACCATGCAGAACGCATCCTGCACCATTACCAGAAGTGGAGACGAGGCGCGAAGTGCAAACAACCTCATCCGTTCGTTATCGGCAAAGCAATGGACGTGGCAATAGTTGCACTTCGCAAAGACAGAAAAAAAGTGAGCGGCGTTTCATAAAACAGAATTATATTTTGTAAAATGAAATTCTTTGTGTATATTTGCACTATAATTGATGCACAACCCAAATAGACATGAGGATTTTCACCGAACAGGCTATCAAGGAATACGCCGAGAAGCACCCAGAATCAAAGGTTGCTTTGCAGGATTGGGTACAGAAGGTCAAGAAAAGCGAATGGAGTTGCTTCGCGGATATAAAAAAGACCTTCAATAGCGTTGATAATGTAGGCAATCAGCGTTATGTATTCAATATCAAAGGAAATGATTTCCGTCTGGTGGCCGTGATTAAGTTTACAATTCGGTTTGTATATATCCGATTCATAGGGACGCATAAGGAATACGATAGAATTGATTGTCGGAACATATAAAAGTAGAGCAAGTATGACAAAGATTGAGAACAAAACCCAATACGATTGGGCGGTTAATCGAGTTGAAGAGTTGCTTCCGCTGGTAGACGACAATACGCCGAAAGATGACGCAAATCTCATCGAACTTGAGCTGTTGTCGAACCTCGTGGCAGACTACTCCGAAGAACACTTCGCTATTGGCACTCCGTCGCTTGCCGATGTGATGAAATTGCGAATGTATGAAATGCACTTGACCCAGCGAGGTCTTGCGGCAATGCTTAATATCAGTCCGTCGCGTGTCAGCGCCATTGTGTCGGGAAAGACAGAGCCAACGTACAAAGTAGCACAGGACATCAGCCGAAAACTGAATATCGACGCGAGTATAGTGCTGGGTGTTTGTTGATGGTTATTGAGCAGAAACATATCGACCTCTTCAATTCGTGGCGGGCAGACTGGAACAAGTTTGTCCGCGACGTTTTGCACGCCAGACTTGACCGTGAGCAACAGGCTATCATCACATCCATCCAGACCAATCCGATGACGGCTGTTGCGAGTGGGACAGCTCGTGGTAAGGACTTTGTTGCCGCCTGCGGCTCGCTATGCTTCATGTACCTGACTCCGACATTTGACGAACGCGGCAGGCTCGTCGGCAATACGAAGGTTGCAATGACGGCCCCTACTGCGCGACAGGTCGGCAATATCATGTCACCGGAAGTTCGCCGTTTGTTCAAGGCTGCACAATTCCTGCCGGGTAGATTGGTGGCGTTCGATATTCGTACCGATTACGAGGAGTGGTTTCTTACCGGTTTCAAAGCTGGAGATGACGCGACCGAGGCATGGTCGGGATTCCATGCGGTCAATACCATGTTTGTTGTAACCGAGGCATCAGGTATCTCCGAAGCGACCTTTGCGGCCATCGAAGGTAACTTGCAAGGTAATTCGCGGCTCTTGATAGTATTCAACCCGAATGTTACCACCGGATATGCGGCACGCGCTATGAAGTCCGAACGATTCGCCAAATTCCGGCTCAATTCGCTGAACGCCGAGAACGTAGTTAAAAAACAAGTCATCATACCCGGACAAGTGGACTACGAGTGGGTGAAAGACAAAGTGAAAAGCTGGGCATCTCCCGTAAGTGAGCAGGACTTCAATGAAGGAGAGGGTGATTTCAAATTCGAGGGAGGATTGTATCGTCCAAACGACCTTTTCCGAATTAAGGTGCTCGGAATGTTCCCGAAAGTTGCAGAAGATATCCTTATCCCCTACGAGTGGATTGAACTCGCCAACCAGCGTTGGTGCAAACTGCAAGAAGAAGGATTTGAACCAATCGGCTCCTGCCGTGCCGGAGTCGATGTAGCCGGCATGGGACGCGACGAAAGTGTCATATGCAAACGATACGGGAGCTATGTTCCCCAATTCGAGCGGCATCAGTCCGCAGGAAAAGCAGACCACATGCACGTCGCAGGCATGGTAGCCAGAATCCTCCAAGATGACAATGCAGAGGCATACATTGACACCATCGGAGAGGGTGCTGGTGTATTCTCCCGTCTTTGCGAGCTGGGATATAAAAATGCCGTTTCGTGCAAATACTCCGAAGGGGCACGCGACCTGCACGACATTACCGGCCAGCACGAATTTGCCAACATGAGAGCTTTCTTATTCTGGTGCGTGCGGGATTGGCTCAACCCCAAGAACAAGATGAACCCGGCACTCCCTCCCAATGACAAGTTTGCAGAAGAGGCAACCGAAATTCATTGGAAGTTCGTAAGTGATGGTAAAATCATCATCGAACCCAAAGACGACATCAAGAAGCGTATCGGCCGGTCTCCTGACGATTTCGATGCTCTTGCCAATACTTTCTATCCGAGCAACGCTATCGAAAGTGTGTCCGATGCGGATATTGAAGATGATTTTTCATAGCAAAGTAGGTATAATATCCCTATTTTGTTGTATATTTAGCCCGACATTTGGATATGGACAGCAAAGATTATTTCAAAACAGCCAAGAATCTCAACCTATCAACGGAGGTTCCGAATGAAGACCAAATCGAGGCCGTAATCACCAAGATAGAGGCTCGTTTGGCTGAAAAGGTTATGAATAGGGCCGCCAATCGGTCAGTCAAAGAAGGTTACACGATGGCGGTCGAAATGCTCCGGCGCCGACAGAAAGACTATGCAGGCATCGAAAAACTCTCAACGACCAGAGCAAGGGCGATTGCCGCTCTTGCCGCAGATTATTTGAACGGTGAATGTTCGGAAGTTATCTTCTGTCATGTACCGATAAAAAGATTTTAGACAATTCGCCGTGTAAAGGCGCACGGCACACATACGGAACGAAATGGACATCAACGAGATTATTAGCGAAGACAGACCTATTGCTCAAATCATCGCAGACCTGAAAGACAAAACCACCCCTGTACCTTTGTGGGAGGAGTTGGAGGAATATTACGACCCTAAAAAGCACGAAATCATTACCAATCCTGCCCTCCGGCCAAGAGATAAACGGAAAAAGAACGGCCAGATAGACCGTGCCGCCCGCATTTTATACCCTGCCGAGAAAATAGTTACTCGTCGGATGAACCAGATGTGTTTCACCATTCCGGTCGAACGCAAGTATGAAACGGAGGACGATGAGACTTTGAAGGAAATCGCCAATGCCATCGAAGCTATCTACGAGAAGGTCAGAATCAACGGCGTGAACAAAAATCGGATGCGTGCATATTTCGGGGCCTGCGAGGTATGTACTGTATGGTATGCAGTTGAAGAGGAGAACGAAGACTATGGTTTCAAGTGCAAGTATAAGTTCAAATGCCGAAGCTATTCTCCCATGCCGACCAAAATGTCGAAAATCAGCGAAGCGAAATTGTGGCCAGTTTTCGACGAGTATGATGATATGGTGGCAATGTGCATCGAGTACACCATCACAAAAAAGAAACAGACAACGTATTATTTCGACTGCTATACGAAGGACACGTTCAAGAGCTATTCCAGCAAAAACGGCCTTTATACGGATGCAGAAATCGAAACCAGACCTATCCCCATCGGTAAAATTCCGGCGGTGTACCTGTGGCGTCCGGCTCCTATTTACGACGGTATTGCGAACAACCGTAGCGACATTGAACTTACGCTTTCACGAACCAGCGACGTAATACGCAAAAACTCCGCTCCGATTGTCAAGGTCGTCGGCGACCTCATCGGAGATAAGCCGGACGGCGGAGAAGCCCGCGAGGTTTATAAACTCAAACAGGGTGGAGACGTCGGATTGGTGTCGCCTGCCGTATCGCACGATGCAATCCAATACTACATCAGCCAACTCAAAGAGAACATCGAAGAAGATACCCAGATGCCGAATTTGTCCATGACGAATGTGAAGAGCCTCGGCAATATTGGTGCAGATGCCAGAAAGACCCTTCTTGCCGATGCCCACATGAAAGTTGGCGAAGAGAAAGACGACATCATTTGGGCGTTCGACAGAGAGTGCAACATCATCAAAGCCTTCCTCGCCGAAGCCAAGAATGAATGGCGAGACGGCATTAAACGACTCAAAGTATCACACCACATCACCCCGTTCGTTCAGAACGACCGGGCCGCGAGAATTTCCGAACTGACAGAAGCAACCGGGGGAAAGCCGGTTATGTCTCAACAGACTGCGGTAGAACGTCTCGGAGAGGTCAAAGACGTAGACGCAGAAATGAAACGACTCAAAGAGGAACAGCGGGCCGAAACAGAGTCCTCGCGTGTTGTAGACGTATTTGAGGGTGCTCGATAGCTATGCCGACAAAACGCATAAATCAACGGGAAGAATATACCGCTCACTACACCCGTATTGAGCGGTATATCGCATTGATAGATGCCATATTCGAGCAGGTAAACAAGGATTCGGTCAAACTTGCAAAGTCCGTCAAATATGATGGTTCCAAACTGTTCGCATTCAGTAATTATCCCAAGCTGAAAACACGTTTTGATGAATTGATGGACACGATGGCATCAGATGTTCAGGCGGTCATTATCAACGGAGTAACGGCAGAATGGGACGAAAGCAATGTTAAGAATGACAATCTGACGAAAAGTATTCTCGGCAAGAAACTTTCAGACCGACAAATTGCCGGCAAAGAATATCAAAAGTATTTTCAAGGTAACGATGGTGCGCTCAAAGCCTTTATAGAACGGAAAGATAGCGGCATGAATCTATCTGCCCGCATTTGGAATATGACAAAAGAATATCGGTCAAACCTTGAACTTGCATTGTCTGTTGGTTTATCGGAAGGCAGAAGTGCGGCAGAGTTGAGCCGAGATATTCGCGAATATCTAAATGAGCCGCAAAGATTGTTCCGCCGTGTCAGAAATCAATACGGAAGCCTCGTCTTGTCGAAAGCGGCCAAATCATACACGCCCGGCTCTGGGCAATATCGTAGTAGCTATAAGAACGCGCTACGTCTTGCCCGAACCGAGATAAACATGGCTTATAAAACAGCAGACTATGAGCGTTGGCAACAACTTGATTTCGTTGTCGGATATGAAGTAAAACGGTCTGGCCGCAAGTACTCATGTTCGGTATGCGAAGCCTTTGCTGGTAAGTATCCAAAATGGTTCAAGTTTACGAGTTGGCATCCAAACTGTCGGTGTTACGTCATTCCGATTTTGATGAAAGACTCGGAGTTCTGGGCCGAATCAAAAACGAGCATCAATGAGGTTAAAGACGTTCCGCCCGGCTTCAAAAAGTGGTGCTCCGATAATATGACACGGGCAAAGGAATCCTCTTCCGTTCCCTATTGGGTACGCGATAACTTCAAAAAAGGGCGTCTTGAGAACGGTCTTCGTCTTGTGTAAAGTGCTGGGTATTTCCCAGCACTTTTTTTATAAGCCCGTGCGCGAAAAATAATTGCAATTCACTGAAAAATAATAGGTTATCTGTTTGGTAAAAAGTCATAAACTTTGTAGTTTTACAATACAAATAAAAGATAATCAATAAGTTATGAAGACAATAATAAAGTTCATCGACGCAGACCTCACGAATGGCAGAACAGACCTTATGGTCGGCATCGAACGTGTCACGATTGATTCAAAGTTTTATCGAGCCTTACGGGAGGCCGTCAGCAAGGCTGGCCGTATCATCAAATCGCACCCGTTCGTTGGTTATGTAAATGTGACACCAGCCATGCAATATGAACGCCGGTTTGCAAGAGAAATTGAAACAATTCTCAAAATTGCAAAATTATAATCATGGAAAACTAATTTATAATAAATAGATTACAGCATGAAAGGGCCTACAACACTACTCAATGAACGTGATTTACTGCGTTTCAAAATAATTTCCGGTGAACATATGAAGAGCATCCCATGTGCTATGGTGCTACGCCTTATGGATACAGAAGAATTCGGTTGTGATTATTGCCGAGCTTTATGGCTTGTTTTGGAATTATTCCCGGAAATAGACCGAGTGGAACTTGAAAAAGAGTTGGATAAATATGTATAACTCGCGTGGCTTGTTCTACGCTATAATTAAAAGCAATATGGAAAACTCAATCAACGTAAACGGGTGCTCTGCCTGCCGGCCCGGACAAGAAAACTACACCTCTTACAGGACTCGAATCGGTCGCAAGGAGGTGACACGGTGGCAATATGATTACCGCACTGAGGATGGAGAACTTTTCTCCTGTGTTGGAGCTTCGCTTGATAGCTGTCGGGCCAAACGTGATTTATGGTTATCCCAAAGAAAGTAGTCATGGCTCGCACGATAGTCAAAGTTTATTTGAGAGGCAAAAACGGAGACCTCGATAGCTTCATTACTCCGATAAACCTTTCGGAAAAAGACGCCCGTGATTACTACATTGGTAAGTGGTGGAATATGGGTATAGAGACTGATAAAATGATGAAGTGCTACAAAGTTGATATTCTGAAAACCAATAAATAAAGAGCAAAATGGAAACAATCGTCTTGAGTAAGAGAAACTGCCATCGTGCAGACAAAGTGCGACAAATCGCCCATCCCGAATACGGAGAATGGACTTTTGAATGGCGCGGTCAGAAACTCCGGGAAGGTTTCATGCACACCGAATACGCTCACCTTGCTTCCCAGCCCGGATTGGGCAATGCTACGGTCGTTTTTGATAACGAAACCGAAATGAAACTCTGGGAGGTAGTATCATGGAAATACGACATTTCCTTTGAAGACCTTTGGGAAAGGGCCGTAAGAGCATACGACGGCACGAGCTTCAGCCCCGAAATTCGCGCCGCAACAGCAATTCGCGAGTATGAATCTCTCGTTATTGAGGACTTGAAAAAATTGCCGCCTGAAGAACATGATGAGTACGTCGCCAAGTTCAGGGAATGGGTTGGGACGCTTTTCGACAAACATTCCCGCATATTGAGTGTAATGATTACCGGCCCTGCCAACTTTCCGGTCGGACGAAACGAGAAATCCAACAACTCCTTCGACCGAGCTGTCGAAGAATTTAGTGAATGGCGGGCCAAGTATGCCAAGCGGGTGGCAAAGCGCATTGAAGCCGCTAAATCTCCCGAAGAGAAAGAGGCCGAAGAATGGCACGGTCTCAAACGAGACATCGACTATAACGTGCAAACTTGTGTTGAGATTGACACCGGCAAGAACACCTACTCGTACCGAACCGCATTCACCAACTCGATTTTCGGCAAAATTGAACGCCTCGCCAACAGTAGGAAAGCCGCCCTCGTATTGAAAGCTCTCGCGTACATCAAGGAGGTACAGGAGAGCGATACAACAGGGCTGAAAAAACCACTCTTCACGTCGCGGCATAAAATCTGGAAACTCCAAGAAGTGTGCGAGCAAGCCATCCAGCGGCAAGCAGAACGTGAAAATCGGGAAAGTGTCAAGATACCTTTCGATGGTGGTAAGGTAGTCAAGAACTACGCCGACGACCGCCTGCAAATCTTCCACGACAAAAAGCCCGACTCAAATGTGATATTCTCTTTGAAACGAAACGGATTCAAATGGTCTCGGTTCAATGGATGCTGGCAACGACAACTCACAAGTAATTCCTATTACGGCGCGGCAAGGGTTATCATCGGTGAAGGCTTCGAGTATAATGATGCCCGCGACGCATTTATAAAGACCCTTTATAATGCAAAATAATGGTTACTTGTAATCTCCGATTAGTCATAACATTACAAAGAAACGAGTAATTTAAGCCGAAATTTTGCATATTTTTTTCTTCAAAAGTAGGGATATTGTCCCTACTTTTGTATATATTTGCATCAAGCGTATGACGATGTACGCCACGGATTACTGCACGAAACAACACACTTGCTCTTGGTTTTTAGTAACGTGGGGAGTCTGCTGGCATACGTGTCAGCAGACTTTTATTTAACTAATTACCAATACGATGAGTAAGGTCGCACAAGTAATCGTAAAGTTGAAACCCAAAGTGGCGTCGTTGGGGTTCAACCGAATGGAAATCGAGGGTGTTGCATCCCGGATTGCAAACAACCTCGGTGATGATGCCACAGAAGAGGACATTGACGCTGAAATCGACGCGGTGATGCCCTATCTCGAATTAGCCCAGACCTCGGCCAGTCGAATCATCAACAAGTCGAAGGACGGGGATGGCAACAAATCCAATACCGCAACCGGCGAGTCGAAAAAGACTGAAAAGCCGTCCGACAAGGAAGGCGAGCAGGCCAACGAGAAAGATGAATCGACGGGTGCAATCAATCTCAAAAACATGGATGACCTCAAGAAGCTCCTCGGCGGTATCGTGAGCGAAACCCTTTCCCCTATCGCCAAACGGTTGGAAGCTATTGAAGGTAGCAAAATCGCAGACACGCGGCTTTCGCAGGTTAAAGAAATCGCGAAAAAGGCTGGCGGGTCATACGAAAAAACGCTCCTCAAAAACTTCGGCCGTATGACCTTCGAGAGCGACGATGACTTCGCTGAATATCTGACTGAAATTACAGCCGATGTCGATTCCTATGTGCAAGAGAACTCCAACGAAGGGCTGAAAAACTCCCCCAAGCCGAAAGGTGGTTCGAGTGAAGGAAACAAAACTCTCGACCCCGCGCTTCAGGAGCGAATCAGCGAACGTAAGGCCGAAACCGCAGCCCCGGCCATCGCAGGGCTGCCAACCAATCAGTAAGAAACATGGAAAGGAAATTCCATTACACAGCTCCGGCGAAACCCATGCCCGTAGTTTTCGAGCAGGTGTTCGCAGAAAAGCCGGCCGGAGGTGTCATTCCTAATCCGGCCCATGACATCATGCCGGGAACAGCTCTCGACGCAAGTGGCAAGCCTATTAAGGCATACCGTCTAACGAAAGCTGTCGGCAGTAGCGACACCACCATTCAAATCGAAAAAGGAAGCGGTATCGCATCTGGCGACATCATCGGACATGGCAAGAAGGCCGTTGCTTCGACGAAGGTAGACACCAGCAATCCGAACTACGACATCGTAACGGTAACGATGGGTGTCGAAATCACCATCGGCACGGTTCTCTATCAGGCCAAAGCCGCAAGTGCCGATTCAGCCGAACCCATCTATCAGCCGGCGTATATCCTCGGTTCTCCCGCATACGCAGGAGAGGGAGACCAAGAGGTTCGCCTTATCAACGGCGCAAATCTGCGTAAGGAAACTGCTCCTATCTCCGAGGAGGTGGTAGCGATGATGAAAAACATTTCACTCGTGTAAGCTATGGGACACATGAATAAACCCCTTTTCGACCTCGACCAGCCGGGATTGCAGGCAGAGGTCGATTCCTATAAGCCGGGCAACGGCCTTATCTGGCCGGTACTGTTCCCGCTGAAGTACACTCCCAAATTCGACCTGAAGGGTATCGAAGGTGAGGACGGTATTCCCGTATCGGCAGACCGTGTCGCTTTCAATACGAAAGCACCGCTGAAAAGCCGCAAGACGGTTGGTTCGTGGAGTGGACAACTCTCCAAGATTTCGATGTCAAAGGAAAAGACGGAGCTGGAAATCGGTGAGTACGAAGACCTGAAGACCATTGCGGCCGCTAACACCGAAGACAAGCAGACTGCTCGCTACCTCGTAGATATGGTATACGACGACGTGAAAGCCTGCAATGACGGTGCAGACTACAAAATCGAAATCGACGCATGCCGTCTCGGGTCGCGAGGCATCCAGACTTTCCCGAAGGAAATCGAAGGAGATATGGCAACCGAGGACGTCATCAACTTCAACGTACCGAAGGAAAACTTCGTCGCCTCCGCTATTCCGTGGGGTCAATCCGGTGCTGACGGTCTTGGCGACCTCGCCAAGTGGCAGGACATGATAGCCTCGCAGGGCAAGAAGAAGCCGATGTTCGCTTTCCTCGAAAAGGCTACATTCGAGCTTCTGCTTTCGCAGGAAAAAACAATGAAGCGTGTCGCTTCCGTCCTGCTCAATGTAACGGGCCTTGTCTCGTCCGAGGTGTTGTCTCTCGACAACATCAACGCCTATCAGAACAAGCACGGCTATCCACGTATCATCGTTCTGGACAGCTACGCAACCATCGAGCACAAAGACGGCTCCCGGACGACCATCAAGCCGTGGAACAAGAACGTCGTTGCCTTATCGCCTGTCGCCCAGCTTGGCTGGACGTACTATAAGCCGGTTCCTTTCGTGAAAGGTACAGCCGCGATTCAGGCACAGGGCAAGTACGCCAAAACCACCGTGTACTCGCAGGTGAACCCCCTGCTTGAGGTTACGATGATTGAAGCGTATGTTCAGCCCGCTCTCATCAATCGTGGGTCGCTCGTATTTGCAAACATCGCAAATACCGAATGGGCCGACGGCCAGTCCACGGATGAAATGAGCCTCGAAGACAGGCGAAGCATTGCGGTTCCCGCATCAGCTCCCGCCAACAGTTCTGGTGCAGACAACACGGTGAACGTGTTCGATTCGGCTTTCGACAAGGAGACCGTTTTGGCCGCCATGAAGTCGATTGGTGCAACGACCAATCCGAACATCACGGCCGCCAATCTCGAATCCAAAATCGAGGCTCTGGACGAGGAACAGAAGGTAGCACTCAAGAAGGCTCTCGGTATCGAGGCATAGGGATATGAAGACCGTATTAGAGGCCCTGAAATCGTGTGTCGGTTATCCCGTTCCGAAAGACACTATCGAAACCATCGCGGTACGGCGAGGCATTTACGATTCATTACAAGAGGAAATCAATACTCAAGTGATGGGAAGTAAAGCCTTCGCCCTCTGCGAGGCAGATATTATGAAATATCTGGTAACGGTAGCCAATGTGAGCGAGGGAGACGTGAGTATCAGCGTGAACGATAAGGATATTCTTATCAACACGGCAAATTCCGTCTATGCGAAATACGGTGAGCCTCTTATCGGTATTTCCCTGCAACCGACCGTAGAGAATCTATGCGAGTAGTCAGATGGTAGAGTTTAGACCACATAGGTTAAGGATTCGTAGTACAACCGGTCATCGGGACGACGCAACCGGAGATTGGATTGCCGATACCGAGTCATGGAGCGACCCGATACCCTGCCGCTATGTAGCGAACGGAACGGGCCAGCAAATCAAGCTCGACGACGGAACATTCTACACCTTTTCCTACGTGGTTTATCTCGACCCTGATGACCGAATCTATCGGCATGGCGACATGGTTCGCCTATACGATAAAGCCGGGAATCTACAAAGCGAACAACCCATTACTCGCCCCCACAAAGGACAGCTCGATACGAAACTATGGCTATGAAGATGACTACCCCTATCAGTGTAATTGATAGGGCCATTGCACAAGCAATTCAGGAAGCCAAACGGAAAGTTGTTCGGATGTTGGCCTTTTTAGGTGAGAAGTGCATCATCGAAGCACGGGATAGGTCGCAAGAAGAAAGCTGGTACGACCAAACCGGAAATCTTCGCAGCTCAATCGGCTATGTAATCGTGATGGAAGGTCGCATTGTGTCCATGAGTGATTTCAAACAAGTCAAAAATGGCACACAAGGCCCGGTAGAGGGAAAAGCCCTCGCAAAGAAGCTCGCGAGCAACTACAAGACCGGATTCGCACTCATTGTTGTTGCAGGTATGCACTATGCGGCTTACGTCGAAGCTATGGATAACAAGGTCGTGCTAACCTCCGCGGAGCTTTTGGCCCGCCGAGAACTCCCCGGAATGATGCGACAACTGAAAACTCAAATAGCGGCATAATGAAGTCTGATGCGGAAATAACGGACATTCTCTATTCGATTCTGAAAGGGTCGGATTTGCACCGAGAAGTTTTGTCGCACGGCGGTAAGTTATACACCGACGAACGACCGAAGAACTCCGGCAAAGAGGATATAACGATTCTCATCCTCGACGGCCTTGTCGGTGGAGACTCGCAAGAGAATGTTGTCAATATCAATATCTATGTCCCGGACACTCCGCGCGACAATCAGATGATTATCGACAAACCGAGAGTCCGCATTTTATCTCGGCTCGCTATTAACCTCTTGGAGGAATATACAGTCAGTGATTATCGGTTCTCCATTGAAAAACAGACGGTTTACAAAGTGAATGGAGCCGACGAGCATTGCATAAACAACAGATTATCATTTACTCACTTAAAGTAGACCATTATGGCAACAGCATCCGCAGTAACGGCATGGGGTAAGCCTACAATTAAATCCGGTGCGTCTGGCGAAAGCGGTGCGCTCGGCACTACCCTCGAAGATGTCGGCAAGATTAAGGAGAACACCACCTCCCTTGAACTTGTTAAAGGCAACGTGAACGAACTTTTCGGTGAAGGTCACGAGTTGGTGGACAAGATGGAACTTGAAGGTACGTGGACTCTGAAGTTCACGGTAATCAAAGCCTCTTTGGACAAGATTGCCAAATTCTTTGGCCTTTCGGTGTCCACCGATAAGTTGGCTATGAAAACAACCATTGTTTCGGAACCGAGGTCATACACCGTAGACCCACTTCTTGTCGGTGCAATCGGTGCAGAACTTCCGTATTGCTACACCTCTATCACTCCCAAATTCGCTACGGCGGAAGGATGGACGATTGAATTTGAGGTAACGACGATGGAGCCGGAAAGCGAATCGGTAGCACCGGCAACCCTCTACGTGAAAAAGGCGGCTGCCCAAGCCTCTTCACAATCGACTGGCAAATAGAATTGCTGGTCTCTGGGGTGGACTATCTGCCGGCCCATCCCTCATGCGGATTTAGCTCAACGGTAGAGCGTCAGTCTGCCAGACTGAAAACGGAGGTTCGACCCCTTCAATCCGCTCAAGTTTTTTCGGATATGGATAAAGAACGGTTTATAGAATCGGCGGTATCGGATGCGATGATTGGCCGGCCTATCTCCTTCGAGTTGAAAGGAGAGAAATTCGATGTTCATCCGCCGACCCTCGGCAAGATGCAAATTCTATCGAAACTCTACCTGCAACTCGAAATCGACGAGGAGGCTTTGAGCGAAAATCCACATTTGGAAGCCATGAGGATATGCGATAGCAAAACAGATATAGTCTGTGAGATTATGGCAGTCGCAACCTTTGACCAGAAAGAAGATTTGCTCGACAACGACAAGATATGCGAACGAGCTGAATTTTTCAAGTGGAACTGCCTGCCGCCCGACTTCGGGACATGCCTTCTCGCAATCCTCACACAAGTCGATTACGAAAATTTTATGACCTCTATTCGATTAACGAAGATATTAAGGCAAAACGCGCCTATCGCAACAAAGAGGGCAAATCGAGTAGAGTAGTTGGTGGACGCTCTCTTTGGGGTGGAATGTTGGATGTCGCGTGTTCCAAATACGGATGGACGCTTGATTATGTCCTTTGGGGTATCAGCTATCTCAATTTGAACATGATGACTTCCGACGCCATCTCGGTTCTGACCTCTTTTAATGAAGAGGACAAGCCAGAAGTGCTTAATGCGGACGACCCGGCAAATGCCGCGGCAATTTTGAGACAATTCGGACAACTCGGAGAATAATGAACGGAGTACAGGGAGCTATCCATTTTGTTGTTACCGGCGATGAGACCGACCTTTTGAGAGCACTTTCGTCCTCTCGCTCGGCCATCATTGCGAGTGGCGACACAGCGGAGAAGGAAGGAGCAAAGATTGAGCAAATGTTCAAGCGTGCGACTTCCAGCGTTTTCGCGTTTTTCTCGGCGGCGCAGGCTACCAGTTTCGTAAAGTCAATGGCGACCGTTCACGGAGAATTTCAGCAAATCGAAATAGCTCTTGAAACGATTCTGGGTAACGAGCGGGAAGCCGCGACGCTTATGAATCAACTCCGGGAGACTGCCGCCAAAACGCCCTTCGACATGAAGGGTATTGCCAATGGTGCAAAACAACTCCTTGCCTATGGTGAAGATGCCGCGACAGTCAATGAGACCCTAATAAAGTTGGGAAACATTGCCGCGGGCCTTTCACAACCGCTCGGCGACCTTGTGTACCTATATGGAACAACAATGACGCAAGGCCGTCTCTACACGCAGGATTTTAATCAATTTGTCGGCCGAGGTATTCCGATGATTAAGGAGTTGGCCGAGTATTTCGGTGTGGCAGAAAGTGAGGTCAGGGGGCTTGTAGAGGCCGGCAAGGTCGGGTTCCCCGAAGTGCAAGCGGTCATCAGTAGCTTGACCGAGGAAGGCGGAATGTTTTTCAACCTGATGGAGAAACAAAGTACGTCCGTCATCGGTAAAATCTCCAATCTCGGCGATGCGTGGGATGCCGCCCTCGATAAGATGGGAGAATCGAGCGAAGGTTTCATCTATACAGGAATCGAGGGCTTAACGTATCTCGTTGAGCACTACGATACCGTATTGAAGATTCTCGGCACACTCGTTACGGCATACGGGTCATACAAGGCGGCACTTATCGCTATTAATGCCATTCAGAAAGTGTCGGCTACGGTTGTGGCAACAAGGGCACTCCTCGCTCAAACTCAAATGCTGACTCGTGCGACTCAAGCGCAAATCTTGTTCAATCAGGCTGTGAAAGCGAATCCGTATGTACTCGCATTCTCGGCCCTCACTACCGTTATCACCGCTTTGGTAATGTTCTGCGATAAGTCAGACGAAGCGGAAGACTCTGTTTCAAGGCTTGAGAACGCCAACAAGAAGGCTTCGGAGGAATTTGATAAGGAGGCCGCAAAAATCAAGTCGCTTCAAGATGTCGTTTCCAACGCCAATGTCGCTTATGATGAGCGCAAAAAGGCATTGGATAAATTGCGCGAGATTGTACCCGAATACAATGCTTCTCTTTCAAAAGAGGGGGAATTGGTGAACAATAACACCGATGCAATTAAGGATTATCTCGTTCATCTTGAAAAGCAAATCAAGTTGAAGGCCGCACAAGAAGAACTGGAAGAGGCATATAAGGAACAGCGCGAACTTCAGAGAGAGTGGGATTCCGCTCGTGAAGACCTTTCCCTCAAGCGCACCAATTCTGCATATTACGATAAACCGATTATCGACGTTGCAGGCATGTTCGGGCAAAGAGACCTTCAGAAGGCAGAAGCTCGATTCAATGATGTTGATGCACGTCTGACCAAAGTAAACCAGACTATCGCAAGTCTCAATTCCGAGATTGCCACCACATCTACCGAAACTAACAGTAGTACCAAACAGTTCAAGACCTTTTCGGAGCAACTTGAAGCCGCAAAGAATAAGGTTACGACTCTCAAAGCAGAATTGAAAGACCTGCTTGCCGGAAAGGGAAATGAGGAAAGTTTCGTGAAGGCTATTGAGGACAAGCGTAAGGAGCTGAAAGCTGCCGAAGACGCATACGACACCTTGCGAGGTATTGACCCCAAAAGTAAGAAGGCCAGCACATCATCGACCACCGACTATAAGACCAAGATAGCCAATGAAGGGCGTGAACTTGAACGACTCTATAAGGACATGGAGCTGTCCATCCAACGAGCACGAATCGACGCGATGGATGAAGGTCTCGAAAAAGTGCTCGCCGAAAACGAGTTGAATCATAAAGCAGAGTTGGAGGCTATTGAACGCCAGAAGGAAGATACCTTACTGAAAATTCAGGAGCGGGAGAAAACCATTTGGGAGTCCAAAAATCCTGATTGGAAGAAAAAGGGGATGACCTTCACTCCGACTACTACCGAACTGCCCAAAGATGTCGCCAGCCAATTTGACGCCCTTACCAAAGCGGCCAATGATAGACTTGTTACTGACAACAAAAAGGCGTTGGACGATATGTTGTCCGACTACATGTCCTATGAACAGAAAAGGAGCAAAATCAAAGAGGAATACGACAAAAAACGTCAGTCCCTCTATAATGAAGACGGCTCCTTCCGTTCTGGCGTATCACAAGGTAATGTTGATGAGTTGAACCGTAGCGAAACCGAGGCTCTGAAAGCTGTCGATGAGGAATTTGCCCAGCGAGAAGCGACCTATCAGTCATGGATGGAGGCTATCGCCAACATGACGTTACGGCAGTTGGAGGCCGTACTTGCAAAGGCAGAACAAGAGTTGGCCGAGCTCGAACAATCTGGCGATGCCGATGATAGCCAAATGGCTGTTGCCCGTGCAAAGGTAAACACCGCTCGCAAGAAGGTTGAGAAGGCAAACGCCGATAATGATTTGACACCCGGCAAGCGCACTATCAAGGAATGGGAAGACCTCTACAAGACCTTGATGGAAGCAGAAAAGGAATTTGAAAGTGTTGGCGACGCCGTTGAAGGAACCGCCGGAAAGATTATCTCCTCGGCGGGCCAGATTATGACCTCTACGTTAAGCATGATTAACAGCATTATCACTTTGGCAACGACTTCCTCCACTGGAATCCAAACCGCGGCCACAGCATCAGCCAAAGCGATTCAAACTGTCGAGAAAGCGAGTGTCATCCTAACGATTATCTCTGCGGCCATGCAGGTTGCTATGGCAATCATCAACCTGTTCAATAAAGACGATGAATACCAAGAAGAAATTGAGCGGTTGCAGGAACGCATCGACCAGCTACAATGGGAGCTGGAGAATACCGAAGCCTCTCGTCTCAATGAGAATCTTGATATTCTCAAGTTGGTTAAGAGCACCTATGCCGAGGTTACTACCGAAGTGTTGAAACTGCATTCTGCAGGAATGAGTACATGGGGGAGCTTTTATCAGATTATTGGTAAGGTTATATACAAGGAAGAAATACTCAAGAAAACTTCCCAAGAGATTGCAAAAACCTATGCCAACCTCGAATATACGGTAGATAAGGCCCTCGGAGAGAAGCGGTTTGACGACGCAAAGAATCAGTTGGCAAATATCGCTCAACAACAGTTGCTTATACAGGAACAGATACGGAACGAGGATGCCAAGAAAAAGACTGACCACGGCAAAATCGCAGATTGGGAGCGTCAGATTATTGAACTTGGAGAAGAGGCGAATAAAATCATCAACGATATTGTCGAGGAGATTATGGGCGGTAGTGCCGCTGACCTTGCAAGCGAACTCGGTGATGCCTTTATCGAAGCCTTCAGAGCAGGAGAAGATGCCGCGGAAGCATGGGGCGAGAAGGTAGACGACATCGTAGCCAACGTCATCAAAAGAATGTTGGTGAGCAAATACCTTGAAGAACCGCTGGGCGACATCTTCGACAAATACAAATCGAAGTGGTACAAGGACGGTGAATTTGCGGGTATCGACGCCATCATGGAATCCATGAACGGTTTTGCCAATGACCTCAATGCCGTAGGAGACGAGTTCCAAACCATTTGGGACAGCCTTCCGGATTCCATCAAAAATTTGATTACCGTAACCGATGATGCCCGTGAAGCCTCCGAGCGGGGCATTGCAACGGCAAGTCAAGAGAGTGTTGATGAGAATAACGGACGTCTAACAGTTATTCAAGGACACACCTACACGATGAATGAAAACGTGAAATTGATAGTCCTTTTGGGTGATAAAATACTGGAAGCCATAAACATAATTCGCGCAAATACCGAGTATTGCAAGCGGCTCGACAATATTGACAAGCAAATTTCCAGCATGAGGAATAAACTTGACGAAATCGGTGATGATGGATTAAGAGTTAAATAGCAATGGAACAGCCCCTTATTAGAGACATATACGCACAATGGAAAGATGCCAAACAACAGGCGCAGAAGGAGTGCGAAAATCGCTCGCTATTCAATATGGCGGAGAAATATCGTGTATGCAGTATGTTCAAGGGGACGGAAACCCTTGAACAGGTGCTTAAACTGTTTTCGTCTCCGCAGGGCATCGAGTTTTGTACGAAGCGTTCTTTCCCGACGATTGAAATGTGCCGAAAATTCAAAGGCCCTACGGCCGAAAACCTCGGTATTTATGTCGAAGAAGACGTGAAGATTCAGAACCGCCCTTTGGTGATTCTCGTTGGTAATTGTCGCGCCGAGTTGGAGTATAGCATCCCCGGAGAACGGTATCAAGTAGTCTTGATGCACGGAGCTACCGCGCATATTAAAGCCTCAAATTGGGCGGTCGTATTTGTAAACAAAGACGGTGGCGGCGAAGCCACTATCGAAATATCGGAACATGCGAAAGTGCTATGATAGGTAAGTTCAACATAGACGGTATTGACGCATACGAACGGTTCGGGGTCTTCATTTCCGATGCCGGCCTCGTCAGCTTATTGCAATATCCTCCCTTGAAAAAGGTAGATAGCAATGATTGGCCGGAAGAGGACGGAGAAGAGTTCGATTTATCTGAACCGACCCTTGACACAAAGACTGTTCAAGTGAAGTTTGCCTCCCACAAAGCAAACCGATTCGGTGCGTTCTTTGCCGCCATGTCGGACACCGGCTATCACGACTTCGAGGTTCCCTCCATTGCTCGAACATTTCGATTAAGGCTTTCCAGTCAGCAGGCTATGACTCACTATCCGCGGGCAGAAGCCTTCACCCTGCAACTTTCCGACGATTTCCCTCTCCGGGGATATTCTTACGTTGCCCCAGAGACCTCGATAACCAGAACGAGCGGTTATGAGTTGGATGGGCGCGACCTCGGCCAATACGGAGTAACGATTTTGGAAGGGAGCCTCGCCGAAGTGCTCAAATCTCCGGCAGTAAAACAAAACCTATTGCAGAATTTACAGCGTGAGAATGGGGCAATCTATGATGGCGAATATGTGGCATTCCAGACCAAAGAGGTTAAGTTGAAATGTTCATTGAGGGCACACACTTTCGACGAGTTCTGGCGTAACTACAACGCATTGCTCTATGACCTTACGCGGCCCGATGAACGGCTCCTTTTTGTCGAATACACAGGCTATGAATACCCGTGCTACTATAAAAGTTGCTCTTCGAGTCAGTTCCTATTCACACATGGGAAAATATGGTGGGTATTCGACCTTACTCTGGTATTCACATCCTTCCGTGTTGAAGGTGAAGAATACCTCCTTGCGTCTGAAGATGACATGCTGATTATAACCGAGGACGGAGAGTCCGCAATAGACTTGTCAGAATATGATTAAGAAGATAAAAATAAGCAAGTTGCCGCTTGTTTCATCCTTTACGGGATTGTTCACTATCGGAGTGGACAAAGATAACAAGAGCGTCAAGATAGGTCTTGAGTTCATCAAAACCGCGGCCGATAATTGCGACGAAAAGGCAAAGTTGGCCGACGAGAAGGCCGCGGCCGCTGACCGTGCCGCGTCTGCGGCAAATCAAGCCGCCGGAACTGCCTCTAATGAAGCCGCCAATGCCGGGATGAAAGCATCTGCGGCCGAGCAAGCCGCACAGGAGACTACCGAGGTCAAAGAGCAAGCACTTGCTACCATTGCTCGGCTGGAAGAACTTGAAGAGTCTTTGGTCGGTCAGTATAAGATGATTCCTACCGGTATGAATCTTACCTATCCGAAGGTGATAACTCTGCGTAATCCAGCCTCTCTTCGGATTGCATACGAACTGTTGCCGACAAATACCGGTCGAAATGTGTTGTTCCTTTCGGATGACCGGGCCGTGTCCGTCCTGCCGGGCGGCCAAATCATCCCCAAGTCCGCAGGTATCAGTAAGGTGCATGTCATCCCTACTGAAAATACGGAGATATACCAAACGGTCGAAATCAAGGTTGTTGAACCGTACATGAGAAAAGTCGCCTCCTCGTCAATCCGTCTGACCGGAAGCGGAAATATTCGTTTCACTTAAAACGTACTGAAAATGAAACAGAAAGGCTACATCAGCGAATTTATCAACGGCGGAAGGATTGTTTCTCACGGCAAGGTGGAAAACCTTGACAACGGTTTCTCCCTTCCTGATAACATGCCCTTCTCGGTCTATATTCGACCAAAGGCAGAAACAGCAAAAATCGACGTAATAATGAACGTGCGGTGTTGGCAAGAGCAAGTCTTCTCCGATGCCCCGTTCGTGCTCAACGATTGGAGTCCGCTCGCAGTTTCAGCCATCGGAGCCGACAGCTCCATTCTGGAGCACTACGACGTGTATTGGGGTTGCGGAAGCGCGGTAGAGGTATGATAATATCACTATTTATCAGCCTATCCAGAAGGCTCCGCAGAGTTGTCGGCTCGCTACGGAAGCCCCAAGCGATGAGACTTGTCAAGACCGATTCGATTCGGTTCTCGGCACAGAACGGAAAATCAGTAATTCGATTCAAATAGAGAAAATTATGGCATTTACTCCTGAACAGGAAGCAAAATTGCTTCAAATTGTCGAAGCGTTTGAGAACGGCAAACGTCTCAATGAATTGCCGCACGTCGGCACGACCAATCCGTTCAATTTGCTCGTCGAGGTTCTTGATACAGACGGCGAGAGTAAGCAGGCCCAGCTTGCGACTCTGCTTCCGTACATCGAGGACGAATGTTCCTACGGTATCGAATGGGACACGGCTGTTTCGTCGCCGGTATGTACTCGCATCGGTAGTGTCGCTCTCCACAAGAGTCTCCCGATTCAGAACATGATGAAGGGATGTATTCTCAACGACAGCGGCAAGATTGTCGAGTATCTTACCCCGACGAACTGGCTGGCACATCTGCGCGATGGTTCCATCGGTCAGGTGATGGTTGAGATTCCGGCACACTACCGTAAGTTCGAGACGGATGGAACGAAACGGCGGGCGAAAATCAGCCTCTATCCTATCCCCGGTTATCACTTCGTTCCGAAGGGGTACATAAGCGCATACGAAGCGACAGTACAACGTAGCACGAACAAATTGTGCTCGGTCGTGAACATGGATGCAGACTACCGAGGCGGCGGCAACAATTCCGCATGGGATGGTTCGTACCGCACCTTGCTCGGACGCCCTGCAACGGCCATTTCGAGAACCAATTTCAGAACCTACGCTCGCAATCGAAACACAGCCACGAAGGAATGGAACTGCGCCGATTACAACCTCTACAAAACGATGGTTTGGTTGTACTACATCGAGTACGCCAACTTCAACAGTCAGGCGGCGTTCAATGCCCAGAAGGATGCCAGCGGATACGCGCAGGGCGGTCTTGGCAATGGAGTGACGACCATATCTGATTGGTCTGGCTTCAACAGCTACTATCCGTTTGTTCCGTGCGGATATACGGATGAACTCGGTAATTCCTCTGGTGAAGTAGCCTATACAATGCAGAAAGAGGATGGTAGTACCCATGCGACTGTCATGGTGAACCGTTACCGGGGTATCGAAAATCCGTTCGGCCATATCTGGAAATGGACGGATGGTATCAACGTCGAAATTTCGTCGGAAGCCGACGGAGGTACGAGTAAGGTCTATGTCAGCGACGACCCGTCCAAGTACAACGACAGCAACTATGACGGCTACTCCATGCGTGGACTCGAAGCCCGGAAAGAAGGTTATGTAAAGGCTCTCATCTTCGGGGAGTTTGGCGAAATCATGCCGGAAGAGGTTGGAGCAGGTACAACGACGTATTTCTGCGACTACCACTATACCAACATTCCGGCCTCCAGTAAGTCCCTGCGCGGTGTCCTGTTCGGCGGTCGCGCGCATCACGGTGCGATTGCGGGCCTCGCCTGTGCGAGCTCGAGTGACGCCCCCTCGGCTACGGCTGCGTACATCGGGTCTCGCCTTTGCTTTATCCCCCAGACGGCATAAGCCGTCTGGGATTCGATAAAAGGTTGGTTGCTCTTGCGGTGTCCTGTTCAGCGGTAACGCGAATAACGGTGCGAATGCGGGCCTCGCCTATGCGAACTCGAATAACACCCCCTCGAATACGAATGCGAACATCAGGTCTCACCTATGATTTTCAAAGGTTAATTAAAAATATGGGAGCAACGACCTTGCCTCTTGGCAAAAGATTACAAACCTCAAAACGGTGCTGGTAGGCGGAAGCCGAAAGCTCCTATTATGAAAAGCAAAGAATGAAATGAAACGGATTGGCAACCTGTACGATAAAATCATCAGTCTGGACAATCTGCATCTGGCCGACCGAAAGGCCCGACGCGGAAAGGGCCGGACTTATGGCGTGCGGGTGCATGACAAGAACCGTGAGGAAAACATACTCAAACTTCACGAATTGCTGAAGAGTAAAAAGTTCAGAACTTCACCGTATGAAACTTTTACAATCTACGAACCCAAAGAACGGTTGATATTCCGGCTCCCGTACTATCCCGACAGAATAGTACACCATGCCATTATGAATATCCTCGAACCGATTTGGGTCTCGGTCTTTACGACGGATTCGTTCTCGTGCATCAAGAAGCGAGGCATTACCGGAGCGATGAGAAAAGTCAAACTTGCGCTCAAAGACGTTGAAAATACGCGGTATTGTCTCAAGATTGATGTAAAGAAATTCTATCCGAGTATCGACCACGAAATACTAAAACAGGTCGTCCGCCGAAAGATAAAATGCAAGGACACCCTTGAACTTCTCGACCAGATTATCGACAGCGCAGATGGTGTGCCCATCGGTAATTACTTGTCGCAGTATTTCGCCAATCTCTACCTCTCTTATTTCGACCATTGGATTAAGGAGGTCGTCGGAGTGAAGTATTACTTCCGATATGCTGATGATATGGTTTTTCTGCATCGAGACAAAGCCTTCCTTCATGGGTTGCTCGTCCAAATCAACGACTACCTTAATTCGCGGCTGAATCTCTCGCTGAAAGGCAATTATCAGGTCTTCCCCGTGGATACCCGCGGAATTGATTATGTCGGATTCGTATTTCGGCATAGCCATACGCGGCTTCGCAAGAGTATCAAGAAAAACCTATGCCGTGCCGCCGCACGATTGAACAAACGTAGCAAAATCTCCGAGAAGGAGTACAAGCAAGGTTTATGTAGCTGGCTTGGCTGGGTAAAATACAGTAATTCAAAACATTTGTTGAAATCTATCACAAAAGAAGAGTATCATGGCAGTTTACGATGCTAAACCTTCGGTATTCGAGACCAACAACAACGGTTCCTATACCTACCGGTGGAATATCCGGCAAATTCAGATGCCTTCAGGAGAAGGAACGGAAGAGAGAACGACCACGGTAAAGTGGGAGTGCGACGAAGTTATCGTGTGGGGTACGGTTACTCGCAACAAGATAACGGAAGCCGTCGTAACGACCCTTTGGGACAGAGACCGCGAAAAGAAGCTCATCAACGATTACAATGCCGCAAAAGAAGGCGTTTTCGGTGATGTCTCTGGCGATGTGGCCCAGAAGTATATCGCGGCCTACAAATCCTTCCTGACGGAACGAAAGGCCGTCAAAGAACAGGTCGATTCCGATTGCGACACCCTCAAGATTCAGTAAACAATGAGACGATTCAGCGAATTGGGAATCAAGCAGGTCGATGACAAAAAGATTTTCAACTGTCAGCAGGTATCAATTTCGGACGTCATCAACTGCGAAATCGAAGTCCTTGACTTCATCCCGAACATGAAGACTACGCACGGTGACAACCGGTATCTCGTAAAGTTCCGCCAAGACGGTCAGGAAGGCAAGTTTTTCACCAACTCGTCTGCCATCAAAAGTGTGCTCGACCAGATTCCGAAAGACGAATTTCCATTCCTGACGACCATTCGGAGTACCAAGCTGGGCAGTAGCGGTAAAATGTATCAGTTCACCTAACCTATGATTATCCATTTCGACGATACGGAACTTGAGGTTCTGGTTGATGACAACAGTTATCGCCGTCGGGCCGTCAAGGAAAAGGATAAACTCGTCCTTTACTACTCACTCACGCACCATGTGGAAATCCCCGTGGGTGCGTGGGTCGAGTATGAAGGGCAAGTATATTCATTGTTCAAAGCGAGCAACTTTACAAAGAACTCAACTCGGAATTTTTCATACACCCTGACCCTCGAATCCGGTTGGGCCGGAGCCGAGAAGTACAAAGTTAAGAATCCCGTGGACGGTCGGCTGAAATTCCCGTACACGGCCAAACCACATGAGTTTATTCAGCTCATTGTGGACAATATGAATATGCGCGAATCCGGCTGGGAAGTCGGAGAATGTATTGATGCTGTGGAGCAGGTCATTTCATTCAATCACGCATATTGTAGCGATGCGTTGAACCAGATTGCCGATGCCTTCGATACGGAGTGGGAGGTTGAAGGCAAAACAATACACCTCCGCAAGGTCGAATATTTCAAGGACAATCCGCTGGCACTTTCCTATGGTAAAGGAAATGGGTTTAAGAAGGAAATATCCCGGTCGAACAAAAGCGACTCGCGCAATTTCGAGATTCTGTACGTTCAGGGAGGAACAGATAACATTGTTCCCAGCAAGTATGGTAATTCCGAGCTCCTTCTACCCAAAAGCCAAACACTCGTGTATGAAGGAGTAAGCTACTTGTCGAGTGCTGACGGCCGATATATCACCCAGAAGGGAAAGGAGTTGGTTAGCAAGGCAGAAGACAGCCTTGATTGTAGCGACATATACCCAAAACGTGTCGGGTCGGTTACATCCGTAATCGAAGTGGATAAAGGCAAGCACTTTTACGACTTCATCGACAATACCATCCCGGAGGAGTTAAACTTCTCGGATTGCCTTATTGAGGGAGAAACAATGACCGTCATTCCTCAATCTGGAATGCTCGTTGGCAAAGAGTTCGACGTGAAATACAAACACGCCGAACGTAGGTTCGAGATTGTCCCGCAGGACATTGACGGTGAGACCATGCCGAACGACATTTACAAGTTGGCGGTAGGCGACAAATACGCTGTTTTCCATGTTGCGTTGCCAGATGCCTATGTTTGCAACAATTCGGACAAGTCTGGAGCCTCGTGGGATATGTTCAGAGAAGCGGCACGGTTCTTTTACGAGAATACGGGCGAGTTGTTCACGTTCAAAGGTGAACTTGACGGCATTTGGGCAAAAAAAGATTGGTTGAATATTGGTGGACGCATCAAGCCTGGCGGTTATGTACTGTTCAGCGACGAGCAGTTCCACCCCGAAGGTTCGCTTGTGCGTATCATCAGCGTCAAGGATTTTTGCAATAACCCCCACTCTCCGACCATCGAGCTATCGAACGCCCCGGTTTCGTCGTCGTTCCAAAGTTCGATGAATAAAGTCGAGGAGACGGAGGTTGTCATCGACAACAAACACCGAGAGGCGATTCAATATACGAAACGACGGTTTAGGGATTCGCAGGAGACAATCGAAATGCTCAAAGATGCGATGCTCGAAAACTTCACGGATGCTATCAGCCCCATCGCCGTACAAACGATGGAAATGCTCATCGGCGACGAAAGCCTTCAATTTCGATTTGTTTCCGACAAAACAAATCCGCAACCAGTCGTGCATAATGTAGCATACAATCAGGCAACCAAAGTGCTAACCGTGCCAGCGGGTATTATCCAGCACATGACGCTTGGCATCAAAACAATGTCTTCAAGCCATAAGCCCGGTGATTATAAATTCTGGTCGATACCTGCGTTCGAGACACCACCGCTGACTGACGGCGATAAGAAATACTACCTCTATGCCAAAGTCAGCAAGACTGACCAGACTGGCGTATTCTACATCAGCGAACAGGCTATCGCAATGGAGGGTGTGGCCGGATATTATCATTTGCTTATGGGCGTACTGAACAGCGAGTATGACGGCGAACGCAGTTATGTTTCTCTCTATGGGTTCTCGGAGATTCTGCCCGGTCGCATCACGACCGATAAAATTGTGTCATCCGACGGCAAGACATATTTTGACCTCTTACTTGGAGAAATCGGGGGCAATATCAAATTTGCTTCAACCGATGGCTCCATGAAAGACGTTGCAGACCTTGAAAAGTTGATAGGTGACGGCAACGATGTTTTCACAGAGCAACCTATTCCTCCTTACAAAAAGGGAGATTTATGGGTCAATGGCAAGGTAATTCTCAAAAGTACGGTTTCCCGCGAATCAGGGGAATATGTCGCCGCCGATTGGGTTGATGCCGTGGAATACGACAATACAAAAACCACTATTGACGGAGGAATCGTTACATCCGGAACCATTCAGCTTGCCGGCAATGATTCTACAATTAAAGCTGGGGCAACAGGAGAAGGCACGGCAGATACAAGTGTAAGATTTTGGGCCGGCGCAACCAAATCCCAAAAAACATCAGCCCCATTTCGAGTTTTACAAAATGGTAAATTGTATGCCAGCGACGTAGAGATTAAAGGCAAAGTTACTGCCACGAGTGGCGAGTTTCGAGGAAAGGTGTATGCGTCCGACGGAGAATTTACAGGCAAGGTTACTGCAACATCCGGGTCTTTCGATGGAGATATTGTCGCCCAAAATTTCAAAACCATCGGCCCGTTCCAGCATCATATAGAATCGCTCACCGTAAGCAGTACGATGGGAGTAATAAGTAACTTCCCTTATTCCTTTATGAGGGTAACTCCTTCGAGTAATAACCAACAGCTACTAATCAGCCGCAGTTGGGGAAGCAAATATGAGGGGCGGATAGTATATATCCATAATCCTCACAATAGTTATAATATCCAACTTGTTAATGGAGATTATCTTACCGGCTCATTAGGGACATTTACCCTGCAACCTCATGGTACAATACAGTTGATGTGGTCGCAAGATTCAAACGACTGGATTATTATTTCATACTACAAAACGCCCGACGGATGGACGGCTTGACATGACAACCATTTAATAATAAATAGTATATGAAAAATTTGATTGTAGCTCTGATTGGCAAGATGAAAAGCATCATTGCCTCCATTCGTAAGAATGCGGAGGAAGCCTTGTCGTGGCTGAACGCCATCGAAAAGGACAAGTATCAGCACTATGCACTCGGCGCGGCTATCGCGGCAGCTATCTTCTTTGCATCACCTCCGTTTCTCGTACTCATCACGACTTCGTGGGTATTCTGGCTTGCTCTCGGTCTTTCCATCTTTACCGTAGTGGCCTGCGCCGTCTGGAAAGACTATATCCATGATGAAGAGGCCGACAAAAAAGATGTTTATGTAACCATTGCTGGAGGGGCAACCGTATGGATTGTTGCTCTGCTGGCATATATTCTCTGATAATTATGCAGGAAGGAATGGAAAAAGGTATCGGGTGGCTTCAGAAGTTGCTCGGCCTTCAACAGAAATTCGGATTTTTCTCGATTCTCAAGGGGTTGTTTATTCTTCTCCTGTCTGGATATGTTGTGTTTTTCGCACTAAATCCTCGCTATCTTCTTGACAAGATAGATGCAATTGAGAACGAACGACACCACAACGCCGTAACGCGCAGAATCAACGTAGATTCAGAGATTCGATTGATGCTTCATAAACTACTCCACACGCTTGATGCGGATAGAGCGTGGCTTATCGAACTGCACAACGGTAGTAAAAACCTTTCCTCTGGTCTTCCGTTTATCTACGGTGATATGCTCATCGAAGAGGTAGCTGATGGCATCAGCAATGTCGATGATGAATATAAGGATTTCAACTTATCGAAATACCCATTCATCGCGAAAGTATTTGATGACGGTGTATTTTGGGGGCCGATAGAGTCAATTCGCGAGATTGATGAGCGCATGTATTTCAAATTCAAATCCAACGACCTGAATGAGATTGCGGTAATGGCTCTATACTATGGTGATAAGCCTCTCGGAGTGCTTGGCATATCGTTCTGCGGAGAAAAACAAATGAACGAAGTCGCAGTAGGTCGCGCTATACGCAAATGTGGCGTTCAGGTAGCAACTTTATTGTCAAACGAATAATAATTAGGTATGGCTAACGCAAAACTACTCCAGCCCTTCATCTTACGCTGGGAAGGCGGATTTGTGAACGACCCGCTCGATAGGGGCGGTGCAACCAATAAAGGCATCACTATTGGTACATTCCGACAATTCTATGGCAAGGATGCGACCGTGGAGCAACTGAAGAACATTACGGACGAACAATGGCTTCACATCTTCAAATCAGGTTATTGGAATCCGTGGAAAGCCGACGAAATTGTAAACCAATCCATCGCGAACATTGTGGTCGATTGGGCATGGGCATCTGGGCCGGGAACCTCTATCAAGCAAGTGCAGGGAGTTCTCGGAGTCGCCGCCGATGGTATTGTCGGCCCGAAAACTCTTGCGACCATCAACTCGGCTGACCAGCGGACATTGTTCGCCGACATTCATGCCGCCCGGCTGAAATTCGTCGAAAACATCGTCCGGCGAGACCCTACGCAGGCTCGATTCCTCAAAGGATGGAAAAACAGAATCAACGACATCAAATTTGAAGCGTGATGAAAAACCTACTACTCATTCTCATTCTGGCGGCGGTTACGGCATGTTGTCCGTGCCGCCACCTTACGACCTCTACTGCTGACAGCGTGCGGGTCGAGACGATTGTGCGAACCGAGTATATCCCCGATACCGTACTTGTGGAAGTACCGGTAGAAAGCGAGCGGCAAACTGTGCGAGACACGACGAGCCATCTGGAGACCTCTTTTGCCGTTTCCGATGCCCGAATCAATGCCGACGGGTCATTGTCTCACTCACTCGCCAATAAGCCCCAGAAACGACCTATTCCAACCGAAAAAGAGGTAATATATCGGGATAGCATCGTTTACCGAGACCGAGTGAATACCGAAATAGTCGAGGTTGAACGCAAATTGACATGGTGGCAACAGACGAAGATGAAAGGATTCTGGGTGCTTCTCGTTGTCATAGTGTTCGTCTTCCGGAAGAATATCGTTACTCTGGCCCGCCGTCTCATATAGGTAGGTAATAGTATTTCCGTGCCATATTTTAGCGATATTTCAGAAAATTATCTACCTTTGAAGCAAATATTTGTATAATAGCGTTTGCTATTGCGAGAGGTCAAGAAAATCGCCAAATTTTTGAACAGCCGCTCGGCAATGGTCGAACGCCTGCGAGTTTCGTGGGCGTTCCCTTGTTGTGGCTGTGGGCGTTTGGCGATGCCTCTTGACCGACGAGGGACGCCCACGATTCTTTTTGCTGTGTGCCTCCCGTTGCACTTAAAGGAGAGGCATGAATGGTCTTGTTTTCATACTATGTTGCATAGCAGTTTCCGGACTGTTCGGTATTTTCATAGGTATTCGAGGCCAAAAAAGAAAATCTATCCAATCTGCCAGTTCATTTGAACAAGAGTTTTCCGAATTACGTCGCCGCAATGAAGAATTTTCCGCACGCATTACACCGGTAGTCTCTCGCAATAATCAGGGCATCGAATTTGAAAAATCAGGCAATATTGACGAAGCGATAAAGTGCTATGAGCAAAATATCGTTGAAGGTCAATACATAACCCGACACCCATACGACCGGCTCATGGTATTGTATCGAAGGCTCGGAAACTATGATGATGAAATTCGTGTTATCCGTTCTGCTATGACTATCTATCGGAATGATAGCAAATATATTGACAAACTGAATATCAGACTACAAAAGGCACAAATTCTAAAAGGAAAGGTATAATGAAAAAACTCATCCTCATTTCTGCTATGCTTCTTTTGCTGTGTTCATGCGGGTCATCTGGAAAAGGTATAAAAGCAGGTGAAACCATAGCCACTAACCAGCAATGCCTCGCTGCGAGTTCGCAAGATTCATTTGACAAACTGAACAAGGTCTGCAATCGAAAAGACAGCCAAGAACTATCGAGAATGATTAACAACAAGGAGGCTTTCATCCTTGATAAGGGAACGAAAATAAAAGTTACAGACTTGAAATTTGGAACAGTCATAGGCGAAGTACGTTCTGGCGCATTGATGTTCGAGTCGGTATATGTATCAAGAGAATTTGTAGAATAACGAACCTTTGAAAATCGTTCGCGGAGCGGTCTTCGGTGTCGGGCTGAAGGCCGCTCAAATTTTGGGTATCGGATTCATTTGGTTCTGCAAGCGGTTCTGCAAAAAGAATAGAGGACTGAAATTCAGTCCTCTATGTACCCGGAGCCGGGGTCGAACCGGCACGACATTGCTGTCATTGGTGTTTGAGACCAACGCGTCTACCGATTCCGCCATCCGGGCAAGCCTCTTCCGTAGAATCGGGAGGGCAAAGATAGTCGATTCTTCGCAATTTTCAAAAAATCCGGTTATTTTTCAAAGAAAGCCTTGATTTTTTTCGCCTTGGCGGGGCCGACCAGCGCTGTCAACTCCTCGAACGGTGCCGCCTTGACCTTGGCCACGGTGCGGAAATGTTGCAGCAGCGTACGGACGGTCTTGTCACCGATGCCTTCGATCTGTTCCAGTTCGCTATGGATAAAGGCCTTACTGCGTTTCTGACGATGGAATGAGACGGCGAAACGGTGCACCTCTTCCTGGATGTGCGCCAGAAAGTGGAAAAGGGGCGAAGTGGGACGGATGCCGACCAGGACAGGCGGGAATCCGCAGAGCAACTCGGAGGTGCGGTGGCGGTCGTTCTTAGCCAGCCCGGCGACAGGTATGTCCAGCCCGAGATACTCCAGCACCTCGTGAATGACGCCCATCTGCCCCTTCCCGCCGTCAGCAATAATGAGATCGGGCAGCTCGGCCCCCTCCTCCTGCAGGCGGCTGTAACGCCGGAAGACGACCTCGCGCATCGAAGCGTAATCGTCGGGGCCCTCCACGGTCTTGATGTTGAAATGACGATACTCCTTGCGTGCGGGTTTTCCGTCGCGGAACACCACGCACGAGGCTACCGGATGGGCCCCCTGCAGATTGGAGTTGTCGAAGCATTCGATGTGCCGCGGCTGGCGATCGAGGCGCAGTTCCTTCTGCAGGGCATTCATCAACCGCTCGGTATATCGTTCGGGATTTTTGATTTCGAGGTTCTTGAGCTGCTCGGCGCGGTAGATACGGGCGCTCTTCTGCGAGAATTCGAGCAGTTCGAGCTTTTCGCCGCGCTTGGGCACCGTGAAGGTCACACCGTCGAACAGCAGCGTCGTCGAAGGCAGGAACGGTACGATGACCTCACGGGCCAGCGTCCCGGCAATATGCTCGACGACATGCTGGATGGCCAGCGTCAGCATGTCGCGTTCGTCGCCCCCGACACCCGTCTTGAGTTTCACGGTATAAACGCCCACGACCGACCCGTGGCGGATACGCACGAAATTGCAATAGGCCACATCGTCGTCCGGAAGCAGCGAAAAAACATCCACGTCGACGATCTTCGCACTGACGATCACCGACTTGCCCGCATAGTTGTCCAGCGCATCGAGGCGCTGCTTGTAGCGCTGCGCCAATTCGAATTTCAATCCCCCGGCAGCACGTTGCATCTCCTGTTCGAGGTAGTTACGCACGGGGCGCAGGTCGCCCTTGAGCACCGCGACGACCATGTCGACGAGCCGGCCGTATTCCCCTTCGCCCTGCGCCCCGATGCAGGGGCCTTTGCAGTTGCCCAGGTGGTATTGCAGGCAGACCGTATATTTTCCCTTGGCGATCTGCTCGGGAGCGAGATTGAGTTTGCAGGTACGCAAGGGAACCACCTCGCGGATGAAATCCAGCACGCTGTGCTGCATCATCACCGATCCGTAGGGGCCGAAGTACTGCGACCCGTCGCGGTTCAGTTGCCGCGTCGACTGCACGCGCGGAAAATGCTCGCGGCGCACCACGATCCACGGATAGGTCTTATCGTCTTTGAGCAGGATATTGTACCGCGGCTGGAGGGTCTTGATGAGCGAGTTTTCCAGCAACAGGGCGTCGGTTTCGCTGTCCACGACGATATGGCGGATCTCGGCGATCTGCTTCACCAGCACGCGAACCTTGGGGCTGTGCTCCTTGCTCTGCACGAAATAGGACGAAACCCGCTTGCGCAGGCTCTTGGCCTTACCGACGTAGATGATCGTCCCCGAGCGGTCTACGAACTGGTAGACGCCCGGTGACAGCGGCAGCATCGCCACCTGCTCCCTGAGGTTGTTTTTTTCGGTTCCCGCCAT